CCCGTAGGGGCCGAATTCGGCCGGTACCCCTAGGGGTATTCGACCACGGGTCACGACCGGCCCCGCGACAGTGTCCGGCCCCGGTCGACCCGGTCGACGTCGAGCACGACCCGGCCCCGGTCGACGACGAGCACGTCGAGCACGTTCGACCCGGTCGACGTCGAGCACGGCCCCGGCCCCTGCCAGCACGGCCCCGGTCGACGTCGGCCCCTGCCAGCACGTCGAGCACGTCGGCCCCTGCCAGCACGTCGAGCACGTCGAGCACGGCCCCGGCCCCTGCCAGCACGTCGACCGGGGCCGGGGCCGATGCTGGCACGAATTCGGGAATGAGAATCATTCTCATGTTTCACGATCGACCCGGCCCCGGTCGACGTGGCGCGTACGTGGCGCGTACGCTGGCACTTCTCGCGTGTATTGCGTGGAATTCGGGGATTTCGGCCCCCAATCATGCGCACGATATCGGGGTACTTATTGCACGCGCATTATCGGGAATTCTGGCACGCGCCATTCACGCGTCGAGCACGCGCCCGCGGCGCGTATTGACCGCGTGCGCGGCGCGTATCGCGTGCCGATAATCAGCATTATCGGCACACTTTTCGGGCGCTTATTCCAAGATACACGCGTGTAGTTCGGGGCTTTTAAGGGGGAATTCGCGTGGATTCCGGGCAGAAAAGTCCCGAATCGGCCCCCTGTTTTGCCGTCTCTTTCGCCTCCCCACACGCACAGGTTTTTGACAAAGTGAAACGATAAGATATTGCCCCGAGGGCTCAATCTTCCACGAAGAAACCCGAGTTCTGGAGTCGGCCACAGGAGTACCGATTCCATGGCCTCGCATTATTCGTCGTGCAGCCAGCCGCGGCTGCATCTGGCTGCACGAGCGGCTGCACGATCAATAAACATGGCACTCATGCAGCCGTGCAGCCGAGATGCAGCCACAGTTGGCTGCACGCCGAATAATATCGGCCACGAGCAAGAAACCCCTATCTACTAGGTACTATACCCCTTAAACCTAGTACCTACCTTAGTACCTTTTTGTATATTATTTGATTTGCAGCCGATGCAGCCACTTTCTGCACGTAGTACCCCGTTTTCGTTATTAGGCACCATCTGCCCCCCTATAGGGGTGTCTATGTCTGCAAAACGGCTGCACCGGCTGCAAATCAAATAACCACTTTTCCGGCACTCGCTGCGGCACCCTCCCCGCCCGGCCCCGCATTCTGCCTATTTGCCGCCCCCTCACCCCCTCTTGTGGCCGTCCATCCTGCCGATCTCCTGCCCCCCAGTTGGTGGCGGCCTCGATCCGTCAGGTTGTTATCAGTTTGATATCACGGTGCGGCCTCGAAGGGCGGCAAGTAGCCGCAAGCCGGGCAGGGCTTCCCAAGGCTTCCGGCAAGGCTTCCCCAAGTTGCCTTGTCGTGTCCCATTTGCCCGCCATTTGCAGCCAGACCGTTGACACGTAGATATCAGAGTGATATCGTCCCCGCATCGACAACCCCGGCCCCCCAGTACAGGCCCAGTACAGACCCAGTACAGGCGGCCCACAGAGAAAAGAGCTTCATCCATCATGCTGACCACTGCGCCTCACCCACCCCCGCCACCCCCGCCCGGTGGCGGCTTCCCCTGCTCCCCTGCTGGCGACACCACTGTGTGGGGACTCCAGCCCTGCCAGTCTGTAGGGGCCACACCGTCGCATACTGCCCAACCGGTCGAGTATGCGGCACAGACGGCTCGGCTCCCGGTGCTCCCGGTGCTCCCGGCCACGGCAGCCTGATGTACGACTACAACGCAAGCGTCGAGCGGGTGATCGACGGCGACACCGTCCGCATGTTGGTCGACCACGGCATGTACCTGCGGTCGTCGCAGTCCATCCGACTCATCGACGTCCACGCCCCCGAGCTGGGGGACGCTGGCGGGCCCGAGGCCAGGGACTTCGTGAACGCCTGGGTGGCCGTCCATCTCCACGACCCGGCCGCGCCCTGGCCGTTCCATCTCGTCACCGAGAAGGACAAGCAGACCTTCAACCGCTACATCGGCGTGATCTCGTGCAAGGCGTGCGGAGCGGTCCTCAACGACGACATCAACGCATTCCTGGAGACACCATGACCGTCAGGTTCGGCCCCGAAGATTCCGGAATCCTCTCCCGCTTCGGCGATTTCGAAGTTCGACTCCACGCCGAAACCTGCGGCACGTCAATGACGCATTCGGGGCGATGTCAGCTCCGGTGTGAGTGCTGGTGCCACTATCCCGACCCACCCAGGATCGAAGAACCACACCAAGCGTTGGAGGCGCCATGAAGGACTACTGGATCGCCATCGCCTTCGCTGCCGTAGTCGTCGCCCTCGTGGCGGCCGAGCGCGCCACCCGCCCCCAGCGCATGTCCGCCGAGGAGTTCGACGAGGCCTGGGACGAACTCTGGGACGACGAAGATGTCGACTGACCAACACAAGGAGAAAAGATGACCGACATACCAGACATGGTGAACACCCAAGCGCTGTTCGACAGCATCGCCATCGAGCCCGGAGCAATGCGGGTGGGCGACGGCAGGTCGTTCCCGCTGCTCAAGTTCAAATTCAGCACCTCCGGAGAGGAAGGCAACGAGTCGGTGATCCACTTCGTGGGCACCCCGTTGATGCTCGACGACATGCGGCGCCTGCTTCGCGACGCCGTGCAGGAGGCGATCCGCTACTCCAGGCAGCCCCCGGCATGAAGTGGCGTGACGTCAACTACTTGTGCCACGGCTTGGAGGCGGAAGTGATCATCGAGGCCAAGAACGAACCCCACACGCGGGGCGAGCCGGTCCCTGTCCGGCGCCTGCACGGCGTCATCCAGTGCGCCGACCACGATGCTAGGCCGCACCTGATGGTCGGTGGCCTGGAGGGCTGGAAGATGCACTTCGAAGACGCCATCGTCCTGCTCGTACCGCCGAGGGCTCAGCCCGGCCTGTACCGAGCGGGAAGGGCCACATGACGCACCACCACTGCGATGACCCGACACACCCGTGCCCCGAGTGTCGTCAGCCCGCACGCCCGACCCGCCACGTCACCATCACACTCACCGAGCGCGAGGCCGATCAGATGGCAAGCGGAGACCCCGACGCCCGAGCGCTGCTTTCCATTCGCCGCAAGTGCAATCACGCCGTACACGCGCTGCGGAGCGAGCGGTTCAGTCCTAACCAGAAGGCAAGCGCCGAAACGAGTGAACCATGAGAGACTTCCCGCAGACAGCCGACCCCGTCGCCCTGGACGACCTCAAGGAGTCGTCGGAGCCGCCGCCGTCCAAGACGGCAAGGTTCCTGCTGCGACTCCCGCACCACACCAAGCGAATCTGCGAGGAGGCCGCCCAGCGCGAGGGGCTCAGCCTCAACGTCTGGGCCGCCAGGGTGCTCTCCGAGCACGCCAAGGCCTCCCGCGAGGGATGGCGCAGCATTCCGGTCGAGGACAACGCTCGTCGGCCGCCAGAGCCAGCGCCCGCGGCCCCAGCGCCCGCTCCGGCCGCCCCGGTGCAGCCAGGCGTGTGGCCCGTCACCAATCCCGCAATCCAGCCGACCTATGTCCCCCCGCCCCAGTGGGTGACCACGACGGGCACCGGCACGACCGGCACGTTCAGCTCCGGCTCGGGCGGCATCTCGTCGTCTGTGGCTCCGACCTACCCGGACTCCGACATCCCGGAACTGTGAGTTGACGTTGCCGACCCGATCTGGTTAGGGTTGCATCTTCGATAGTCCTCCTCGGTCTGTCGGGTGGCGAAAGCCCCGACTTCCTCCCTTGTCCGTCAGCCAGGGGATGCAGTCGGGGCTTTCAATTTGTCCCGACTCCCGAGGATTGCGCGCGTGTAGTTCGGTCGGCTAACGTCCCGTCCCCCACCCGCCACACCCGGAAGGATTACCACATGGCTGACGCCCCTACTGTCGAACGAAATGAGTTGCTTCTTCGTGAAGCGACCAAGCTGATGGGCATGTTGTTCATCGGCAGGAGGGAGGCCAAAGCGGTCTTCTCCCGGGGCCAATGGATCGCCAAGCGCGAGAAGTTCACCCTGAGCGATTTCCGCAGCCACCTGTTCGGCGATCGCTGTCTCGGCGCCTACCTGCTCGACCGGGACTCCATGGTGCGCTGCATCGCATTCGACGTCGACCTGCTGAGCGACAACCCGGTTCCGGGCGAGCCTGGACAACGGCGCGGCGCTCCCTGGTACCCGATCCACGACCTCGCCGACGACGGCGCAGTCGGCGAACTCGACCTTGAACTGCGTCGTGGCGACCTTGAGAAGGCACTCCACGACCCCGACGACGAGGCACATCGTTGGGCCTGCTCGCTCGTCCAGTCGGCGGTGATGATGATCAAAGACAAGGTGTACGAGACGCTCGGTCTCGTCAGCACCGTCATCGTCACCGGAGGCGGCGCTCACGTCTTCGTCCCGTTCGGTGAATTGATTCCCGCAGCGGAGGGCCGAGCGATGGCACACTCGGTCATGGACGGGTTGACGAACTTCCACCGCAAGAGCGAGAGCTTCTACACGAACAGCCTCGACGATCCCAGCATCGACATCGAAGTCTTCCCGAAGCAGGACTTCCTGACCGACCCCGAGTCGCTCGGCAATCTCATCCGCTTGCCGTTCGGGATGCACGAGTGCGGGATGCGGACCTACGCCCTGAGCCCCAAGGCCACCCTCATCCCCTCGTGGTCGCTCCCGAAGATGAACTCCATGGATTGCCTGCGCCTCGCTGCTGCGTGCGTGAATCTCGAATGGCAAGTCGTCGAGTGAGCGCACCGGATTTCACCAACTTCGTTCACCGGTTCGACGAGGGGAAAGTCGGGCCAGCAGACATCGACCTGTTGCTCGACATCGTCTACCCCGACGACCCCGAGGCCAGGCAGCAGCGCCGGGACCGGGTGATCGTCGGCGGCGAACTCGTGAAGTTCCAAGCCGTTGGCCTCAATCGCCAGGCCGAGCAGACCTACCGCCAGCAACTCGTGGCCGCCAACGAGCCGCCGCCACCGCCCGAACCGATCACCGACCTCGATCCGCAGTTGCAGAAGGACATCCCTGATGAAGTTTACGATCGACCCGATTATCTATCTGAGATCAAGGCCCGTGTCGGCATCGTGCAAGCGGTTCGCACTTGGGGCAAGTCTCAGGCTCAGATCAAGGACAACCGGACAGAGGGCGTCAAGGTGCGATGCCCGTTCTCGCACCATGTAGACAACAAGCCGTCCGCGTGGGTGAACACGGCGAAGAACACCTGGGTCTGCGGCAAGTGCCAGGTCGGCGGAGATGTCGTCGACTTCTACGCCGCAGCGAAGCACGGGCTCCAGCCGAGCGACTTCCACCGGTCATCACGGTTCCATCAGATCATCAAGGAGATGGCTGAAGAACTGGGGATACAGATCGTCTCCACCTCCGATGGAGGTTTCGTGGTGGAGGCGAGGACGGAGAGCTGGAAGTCGAACCTCACCGACAGCGACAAGTCGGACGACCAACCGGAGCCGATCATGCAGCCGGTGCCCACGACGATCGTGGAGCAGACACCGGATGGGCCGATCTCCTACGAAGACTTCTTCGAACCGGCCGTGCCGCGATCCCCCGAGGCTTTCGAGCCGATCACGATCTCCGAGGACGACGTACTGCGTGGCCTGGAAATCGAGGAGGAGATCGACGACGAGGAGGAGCTGTTCGACACCAGCACGCTGCCGTCGTACGACTGGCGCCGTCTCGGCGTCAACGAGGACACGTTCCTGCACTCCTGGATGATTCAGGGCGAGCTGGAGCTGCCCTGGGTGCCGCCTGAGTTCCTGCTCGGTCTGGGGCTCCAGGCGATCGGGATCGCCTGCGGACACAAGACGACATCGTCGTCGTTCGGACTTCCGCTCAGCGCCTCCACCATGGCCGTCCTGGTCGGCAACACAGCATCCGGCAAGTCAACCGCCACCAACCGGCTCTCCAAGCTGATCGCCGAGGCGGTCGGCCCCAAGTGGGACCGCGACCTTGGAACCGGCGTCAAGAAGATCACCAGCACGGCGTCGGCGGAGGCGCTCACGCAGCGGGTCCGGACCGACATCGACGATCCGAGGGACCCGGACCGCCAGATGGAGGTCCCGACGAATGCCTGGTACTTGGAGGACGAGCTGGCTCAGCTCATCTCCCGCTCCCGGCGCTCGGGCGGCGAGCACATCAAGCAGCGGATCATGCGGTTCCACGACTTCGTCAAGACGAAGGACGAGCCGGAGATGGTCGCCGAGGACCACTCGCTGACCGGCGGCTACCGCAACGTCCACGACACTTACTTCACGGCGACGTTCCTGACGCAGAACGAGGCGGTGCGCGATCTCGCCGAGAAGAAAGACCTTGTCAGTGGATTCTTCAACCGCATGGTGTTCTTCATGGGGGCGAATCGGCAGCGTCGGCTGTTCTCGAATGTCACCGACATCGACCCACATCCCGACTACGTCACCAAGTACGAACGGATGTGGAAGGACTGCCAGCACCACGCTCGCGTCATCCCGTTCAACGATGCGGCGGCCAAACTGATCGACGATCATCCGCTGAACGACAAGCTCAACCTCCTGGCTCGCCGGAGCGACATGTTCGCCCGCTGGCAGATGATGATGCTGCGCTTCTCGTTCATCCTGGCGGTCAACGAGAACGCCGCCGAGGTCGACGTGCGGCACATCAACGCCTCCTTCGACTTCGTGTCGAGCTACCTGATCCCGTGCGCTGGGCAGATGGTCGAACTCGCCAAGCCAGAGACCAGCGAGAAGAACCTGCTCGGCGCCAGGATCATCGAATTCCTGGAGACCCACTACGACAAGCACGGGCAGTGGCCCGAGGCTCGCCAACTCCGCGGGCACCGCATGTGGCGCGAGGCTGACGCCGAAATCCGCAAGCGGGCACTCGATCTGCTCTACTACTCGCAGGAGGTCGTCCAGGTGGGCCTCATCGAAGGGCCGTGGGGGACCGGTGAGCGCACTTTCCTGGTGCGGCCCGAGGGCGATTTCATCGTGTTCGCCGACGCTCACAACAAGAGATTCAAGTATGCCGACTTCTACGACAACCGAGCGTCACGTTAGCCCTTGGACCAAGCGGTCCGAGGCGTGGGTCCTGAACCCCGGCAAGAACATCGACATCTGCTTCGATCTGGGCATCTCACGATTCGTCTTCACGCAGAAGACCTATCAGTTCAAGCGCAACATGGCGATCGACCCGAAGAAGTTGATCGACTTCGCTGCCAGGGGGCGGCCCTGGCGGGTCATGCTCGTCGAGTATCACGCCAAGGTGACGCTCGTGTTCGACAGCACGGTCGGCTGGTCCCGCCCCGTGGCGGTCTACCCGAGCTGGTCGATTCGTGACGACACGCCGAACGCGCTGAGGAACCTCTGCCGCAACTACCCCAAGCCGGGCGAGACGATCGGCAAGTTCTGGGGCGATTCCACGCCTTACGGCCCCGTCGAGGGGCAGGATCAGGTCATCGTCGTCCGCAACGCCCCCAAGGACAGGTTCGACTGGCAGACGGCGTTCTCGTTCATCTCCGACATGAAGCGTGTCTGGGGCATGGACTTCCACATGCACGGCAGCAAGAGCATCGCCCGCACGATCGGCATCTCGATCGACTCGTTCGATCACCCCATCACGATCGACTGGGTCGACGGCAGGCCGCGTCTGCTGCTGCCGAACGGGCAGATCACTCCCGTCATGGACAACCGGTCCGACCACTGGGCGAAGCTGATCGGCGAGAACTTGGCCCAGTTCCGGCGGCTCAACGATCGCGCCGAACTCCGCCGGTTCGCCTACCGGTTCAACCTCAAGTCCTTCATCTGGGCCGAGCGCAACCAGGACCGCCTGTATGCTTTCCAAGGTCGCAATCCTGACGGGGAGGTGGACTACGAGTCATCCGACGAGGAGTGGGCGCCCGTGCTCTCTCGCTACCGACCTCGCCTCGCCGACGTGACCGACAAGTGGCTGTGTGACACTTGCACCATCTCCAACCGTTGTCCATACTCTCGATCAGGAGCTATTTGCATCGTGGACGGAACCGAAGCCTCAAAGTTGTCCGAGAAGTTCCGTTCGCGCAAGGCGACCGACATCGTCGAGGCACTCAGCGCTCTGCTGGGGGCCAACGCCGAGCGTCTTGAGAAGGCCATGGTCTCCGAGCAGGAGATCGCCGACCAGACCGGCCAGTTCAGGCTCTCCCCTCAGGTGACGACGCTCGCCAACGCCACATTCGACAGGGGAATCCAGATGGCCCGGCTCCTGGACCCCAACGTGGCGGCCCAGATGGCTGGGAGCCGCACCAACATCGCCATCCAGGCCAACGGTGCTGCCGCCATCGTCGCAGCAGCCACTCCACAGGAGATCATGGCCGGTGTCGCGGCCAAGCTGACGGAGTTCGGCATTCCACTTGCCGAAGCGACCCAAGATCAGGTCGAAGCCATTCTGCGCGGTGACGACCCTGTCGTCTATCGAGGGGCCATCGAGGCGAACACCACGGATTCATGAGGGACTTGCATCAGGAGTTCATCTGGCTCCGAGATCATCCCGAGTTTGAGCAGCGGCCAGCGTCCATCCAGGAGTTTCTGGGGCCGGACTACCTCAACATCGAGAACAACGTCCGGCCCGTTCTCAAGGAAATCCTGATCGACTTGTTCGGGACCGACACCAACCCGAACCGCATCGCCAAGTACCAGCGAGCCATCTTCACGGGCGGCATCGGCGTCGGCAAGACCACGCTGGCGTCCGTGGTGATCCCGTACATGGCCCACTGGGTGCTGTGCCTCAAGGACCCGCAGGGCTACTTCAACCTGATGGCGGGCTCCCGCATCGCCTTCATGCAGATGTCGACGTCCGAGACGCAGGCCAAGGAGGTCGTGTTCGGCGACATCAAGGCCCGCATCGACCATTCCCCGTGGTTCAAGAAGCACTACCAGTACGACAAGAACTTCAAGAGCCAGTTCCACTTTCCCAAGGACATCTGGATCATCCCCGGCGACTCCGCCGAGACCACTTTCGAGGGCTACAACATCCTCGGCGGCATTCTCGACGAGGCCGACTCGCACAAGGTGACGAAGAACAAGGACTACGCCGACCAGGGGTACACCACGATCCACGGCCGCATCACCTCACGATTCGACGATCGGGGCTTCCTGCTCGTCATCGGGCAGATGAAGAAGTCGACCGGATTCGCCGCCAAGACCTATCGGCAGATGCGCCAGGACCCCGACGCCTACACGAGCCTCATCACGATCTGGGAGTCGATGGGGTGGCACAAGTACCTCAAGCCGGACGGCACCCGAGACTCGTTCTGGTACGACACGCAGCGTTTCGCCTTCACGACGAAGGAGCTGGCCGAACTCCAGGGGTTCCCGGCCCACGTCCTGGAGGTCCCGAAGGTCTACGAGCGGGACTTCCTCAACTCGCCCCAGAAGGCACTCAGGGACCTGGCCGGGCGGCCGCCAGCGGTCAATTCGCCGTTGTTCCACGATCCGTCGAAGATTGAGGACGCCCGGAATGCCTACCGGGAGCGCTACGGGGACTTCATCCCGGTCGATTCGCACAACAAGTTCAATGATCAGCTCGTCGCCAGGAACAGCGTGCCGCGGGTGGGCCACATCGACATCGCATTCTCCCCGGACGGCGACGCGCTGGGGCTCGCCATCGCCCATGTGGCGGAGATCGTCAAGTACGACGGCGAGAAGAAGCCGTTCATCGTCTTCGATCTGGTGATGCGGATCGCCGCACCTCCGGGTCGCGAGCTGTACCTCGGCGACATCCGCCAGCTCATCTACGAACTCAAGTACACCCGCAAGTTCAACATCACCAAGATCACCACGGACGGCTTCCAGAGCACCGACATGCGCCAGCAGTTCCAGCGCAAGCGGATCATGACCGAGTTGCTGTCCGCCGACCGCTCCACCTTGCCGTACTTCGACCTGCATGACGCAATCGCCGAGGGCAGGGTCGCCATCCCGCCGTATCTCGTGCCGCTGAGCCTGGCCGACCCCACGCCGGTCGACATCGTCTACCAGGAGATGTCGCAGCTCCAGGACGAAGGCTCCAAGATCGAGCACCCACCGGACGGTTCGAAGGATGTTGCGGACGCAATCGCCTGCACCGTTTCGAGCATCATGAACGATCCCAGGTTCCACCGACCGTCATCTTCTGGGAATCCAATAGGGGACTGGATGGGGGGTGGAGGTGATAGTAATGAAGGAATGGCCTCCTTCGGCTCGCACCCCGCCATCGTCGGTGGGCCGACGCCCAGGGCGCCGATAGCACCGCGAATATCAGATCCCACCCAATGGCGACCACCGACGAGGCGAGCGTAGATGTCCGAAGCATATTACTTCAAGAAGGCACCCAAGCCCGACACCGGTCCCACGTTCGACAACACCTGGCTGGAGCCCTACTCCCCATTTGCGGGCTCTCCGGCGCTGATGTTCGATGTCAGCAAGCTGACTTTGACGGACTACGCCGAGATGCGGAACCATCCGCAGGTCAACGCCTCGCTGTCGTTGATGGCGTTCATGCTGCACCAGTGCGACTGGTACGTCGACTGTGAGGACAAGAAGATCGCTGAGAAGGTCGAGGAGAACCTTCGGCTGATCTGGACGCCGCTGATCCGCGGCGTGTCGACCGCCTACTGGGCGGGCTACTCGCCGATGGTGCTGGAGTGGGACAACGCCAACAACGGCCAGGACACCTTCATCAGCAAGGTGAAGGACATCCATCCGAGTCAGGCCACCGTCAACTGGAAAGAAGTCCCCTCGAACTACACGCCCCGCCCCGGCGACGTTCAGGGTCCCGCCTCCAACCGCATCAAGCCGAAGATCAAGGTGTTCGACGGCATCAAGAAGATGGGTCTCCAGTACCCGATTCCACCGGAGCACTCGTTCTGGTATCCGGTGCTCCGCGAGCATGGCAACTACTACGGCCGCAAGCTGCTCCAGCCAGCCTTCGCCCCGTGGTACTTCTCGCTGCTTGTTCACCTGTTCTCAAACCGCTACTTCGAACGGTTCGGCGAGCCCACCCCCATCGGGCGCGCTCCGTTCAACGAGGAGTTCCAGTTCAAGGACGAGAACGGCGACGACATCGAGATGACCGGCAAGCAGGTCGTCGAGAACGCCGTGCAGCGCCTCCGCTCCAGCGGCAGCGTCGTGCTCCCCTCGGACCGCGACCCCACGGCCTCGGTCCGAAGCGAGTACATGTACGACATCGAGTACCTGGAGAGCCAGATGCGGGGCGCCGACTTTGAGCGCTACCTGGCCCGGCTCGACGAGGAGATCAGCCTCTCGATCTTCACGCCCATGCTGCTGATGCGCTCTGGCGACCGTGGCTCGCTGAACCTCGGCGTCCAGCACACCCAGACGTGGCTGTGGAGCCTCAACGCCCTGGCCGCCGACCTCAAGGAGTACATCGACCCGTTCATCTGCGAACGGATCAAGGCGGTCAACTTCTCCCCCAACGCACCTCGCTGCGAGTGGAAGATTCGTCCGCTCGGCAAGGACAACGTGGAGACCATCCGGGCCATCGTGACCTCGCTCATCAGCGGCGGCAAGGCCAAGGTCGACCTGGAAGACCTCGGCATGGCGCTCGGGATGCGGCTGGAGGAGGTTCGCGAGGTGGCGCGCACCCCGGCCCCAGCGGAAGACGGACTGGAACTCCGGGACCTGACCGGCCGAACCGATCGCACCGCCAGTGGTGCATCGCCGGGCAATCCCCCCACCGGGGGAAATCTGAGTGCCTGAGGTCGACGCCCCGCAGGAGATTCGCTGCGAATGCCCGCGGCGGCCGTTGCTGGCGCGTGCGGGGATCGACCAGGGCGCACCGTTCCTGTGGATTCGCCACATGAAGGGCGCTCGCTCCCTGCTCAACATGAAGGTCTTCGGCGGCCGTGTCGAGATTGTTTGCCGAGAGTGCAACCGCGTGTGGCGCATCAGGTTGGGCGACCTCATGGAGATCACGAAGCCGCAGTGACGCCAATGCTGGCTTGAAGGGCGATTCTTGCGTGTACCATCTCGCGCCATGGCAGGAATCACCAACGCAGCCAAGTTTGGATTCTCCGAGCTTGATCTGATGGTTCCGTCGACGGACGCGAGCCTGATCGAGCGCGACGTCAAGATCTTCAAGACTGGGACGTTCACGGACATGTTCGGGCGCACCCGGACCTGGACCGCAGAAGACCTCGACAAGGCTGTCGAGCACTTCTACCTCCTGCGTGATCAGAACGTCATTCCCAACGTGCCGGTTCGCGAGGATCACACGATCTCGGTCAAGGACATCGTCGGCTACTTCCTCTCGGTTCGCCGGGTCGGAGAGTTCCTCTTCGGCGACTGGGAGTGGGCTTCGTGGGAAGCCAAGTCGAAGTGGGACGACAAGAAATACCGAAATCGTTCGATCGAGATCGGGCAATACGTGACAAACGATGGAACAAAGTACGATCCTGTGGTTCTGGGCCTTGCGTTCGTCGACTTCCCGGCGGTCGAAGGTCTGTACCGGATCGCCGATCATCACGGAGATGACAACATGAGCAAGACGCCAGAAGAGATCGCAGCCGAGCAGGCAGCAGCCGACCAGGCCGCCGCCGATCAGGCCGCCGCCGACGCCGCCGCCGCTCAGGCAGCAGCGGACCAGGCCGCAGCCGACCAGGCCGCAGCCGACGCCGCCGCTCAGGCCGCCGCCGACGCCGCAGCCGCTCAGGCAGCAGCCGATCAGGCCGCAGCCGACGCCGCCGCTCAGGACGGCGCTCTCGTCGGCGCCCACCGGGCGAACATGCAGCCCCACGCCTTCCGCCTCAACGGCGAAGAGGTGCTGGACTACGCACGAGTCCAGGCCCACATCGTCGAGCTGGAATCCTTCCGGGAGACCACCATCGAGACCGCACGCGATGCGTTCGTGACCGACCTCGCCGACAAGAGGGTCATCACCGGCCCGCAGGCAGAGAAGTTCCGGGCACTCGTCAAGACGATGTCGCCGGAGCAGTTCGACGGGTTCAAGGAAGGGTTCGACGGAGCGGCTCCGGCCAACCTGTTCGCCCGCCACGACCTCGGCGATGGTGGCGCTCCGCTGGATGCGGATGCGGCCAAGCAGGACCGCATCTCGGTTCTCACCGGGATCGTCGCCAGCCACCGGGCTCGCGGGGCCTCGGCCGAAGAAATCAGCAAGTTGGGTTCCTACCAGGAACTCCAGACCCTCACCGCCACGGCATAAGGAGACAGTCCAATGGCATCATTCACCGGAGACTCGGGTGCCCGCACCCCGTTCGGGAAGAACGCTTACCTGCGTTCGACGTCGGACGTCAAGACGGAGAGCTACACGGTCTCCGCAGCAGCGTTCCCCGCCAACGCGACCGTGGACGGAGAGGCCAAGAAGGTCCTCCAGCCCGGCACGTTGATGGCGAAGATCACGAGCACCGCCGAGGCGGGCAAGATCGGCGTCTACGACTCGGCGGCCCTCGACGGTCGTCAGACCCAGGCCAACATCGTCGGCATCTGCGACACGTTCGTCCCGTGGCAGCTCAACGAGCGCGACGTGGACGTGGCGGTCGTCTATGAGGCGGCAGTCGTGGAGGCCTGGTGCCTGAGCCACGTCAGCGACGTGCAGACGTCGCCCATCGCTGCGGGCGCCGTCACGGCGTGCAAGGCGCAAGTCCCGACCATTCTCTTCAAGTGAGGTAGATCACCATGGCAACTGAATCAACTGACCGCCTCATCCGCAAGGAAGTGGCACTCGGGACGATCCGCGAGATCGAACCGCCCCTGACCCACATCGGGTTGCGACTCTTCCCCTGGATGGAGGTCGCGTCGGATGATGTGATCTTCGACTACGCGAAGGGTCTGGCCGATGGCCTCGCCCCGGCTCGCGCCGAGGACGCCGAGTCCGAGCTGGCCCAGAAGGACCTGCTCTTCGGTGGCACCGGACGGGCATCCGTCATCGACTGGGCCCACAAGGACCACTACAGCGCCAGCGACGTCACCAAGTACCGTGAGAACCTGCTCGTGCAGGCTCGTCTCGGTGGTGAGCTGAACCTGCCGCTGACGGTGGGCTCGATGGTGTCGGACTTCCAGGCCAAGGTCGCCCGTGAGGACGCCCTCCGCCGCCGCAAGCTCGACAACCGCATCGAGTGGCTCATCATGAGCGCCATGTCGACCGGCGTCATCGCCTACAACGACGGCAAGATCAAGTTCTCCGTCGACTACGGCCGCCCGGCCGGTCAGCAGGCCCAGGCTCCCTCGGGCGCCATGTTCGACGTCGGTGTCGCCCACGACCCGATCGGCGAGTTCCTGGCCGTCCAGGACTTCATGTACGACACCCACGGCGTTCGCATCACCCGTGCGGTCACCAGCCGCAAGGTGATCAACTCGTTCATGAACTCGGATCGGTTCATCGCCCGCTCCGGCATGGTCGGGGCGACCGGCTCCAAGCCGCTCGACCTCAACTACATCATGGACGGTTGGGGCCCGCAGGCCGCACTCCAGGTCGTTCAGAATGCCACCGGCATCACGTTCGAGACCTACGACGCGGTCTACCGGACCCGTCCGGTCGGCTCGACGACCATCACCAACAACCGATTCTTCCCGGAGAATCGCATCCTCTTCCTCCCGGACCCCAACGATGTCGCCGAGATCGGCAACGAGCTGGGCCTGGGCCGGACGCTCACGAGCCCCCATCCCGAGGGCAACTGGCAGCCGGGCTTCTACGAGTGGGAGCAGGAGACCAAGGACCCGTGGGGGCTCAACCGTGGCACCGGCGTCAAGGCCTTCCCGGTCTTCCCGCACATGGACCTCACCTTCACCATGGACGTCATCTCGTGAGCGAACTGATCGGGGTTGCCCCCGAGTACGCCTTCCGCGAGACCGACGCCGAGGTGACCGACATCGAGCAGCGTCTCCTCGACCACGAGGAGGCTTGCCGCAAGGTCGCCCCCAAGCGCGACTGGCGCGGCAACATCATCGAGGACGAGCCCGTCGCCGATGTGCCAGCCGAGCCGGTCCAGGCGTTCGACCCCTCCGAGCACACGGTGGAGGAGGTCGAAGCCTTCCTGGCCGAGAATCCGGACCGTTTCGACGAGGTGATGGAGATGGAGCGGAACGGCAAGGCTCGCGTCTCTCTCGTCGGCGCCGAGCCATCCGCAGACCCGGAGTGATCCAGGTGGGGGCCCAACCGTGTTGGGTCCCCTACCTGGCTTCCGGAAGGGGAGCGCATGTCGTACGTCGAGCCAACTGACCTCCTGCTGGGAGAGCTGACCAACACCTTGCCGTCTTCGATCAGCGTGTCGCAGTATCTCGACATGACGCAGGAGGAGATCGACGCCAAGCTGGGCGTGCTCTACTCCGTCCCGATCGCCGTCGACAGCCTGCCCAACAGCCAGGGCAGCCTGATCCGCTCGATCCACCGCAAGCTGGCTTCCGGCCGCATCATCATGGCCGCCACGGTGGCTCACTCGGACACCACGATCCACGCCTACGCCCTCCAGCTCGTCAAGGAAGCCCTGATGGAGCTGATGGCGGTCGCCAACGGCGATGTCGTGCTCATCGGCGCTGAGCGCGTGGACGGCGACGGCACCGGCCGTGGCAGCATCCAGGACGCCGAAGTCAACGACCCACGCGCTCGCGTGCCGGGCGGCAGCAGCCGCGACGAGTATTCCGCCGTCGAGGCCTTCGAATACAACTTCATGAATCCGTCAACGATTGGTCACCCGATCGTCGGGTGGGCGCCAGGTAGCCCCTGACATGGTCGCCACCTTCCTCGGGACATCCACCAGTCCGCTGGGTCGGTCGCACGCAAACTTCGCCGTCGAGGTCCAGGCTGCACCTGTCCAGAACGTGATCAACCACGTCATGCTGTCCGTTGGCAACGGGCCGCTGGCGACCTGGATGGAGCGCGATGTCGTCCCGTACTTCCAGGAGCAGATCGTCGATCGGTTCGCTTACAATGGCGGCTCCGACATGAACTGGTACCCGCTCCAGGAGTCCACGAAGCGCATTCGCCAGGCCATGGGGCAGACCGACGACGACGCGATCAACGACCGAACCGGCGCCATGCTGGAGACCCTGGCGAGTCAGTACGAGATCAATCAGGCGGCCGGAAGTGCCGAGATGATGATTCCTGGCCGCAGTGTCGACGATCTGACCCGAGAGAAGATCATGACGGCTCAGATGGGCAAGAGTGAGCCGAATCCGCTCTTCGGTGGCGCTGTGTCGATCACTCCGCCGCGACCTGTTCTCGTCATCAACGACGAAGACAGCAAGGCGGTCATGCTCATGCTCCAAACGCACATCGTGAACTTCGTGTCCGGTGTGCTCAGCTTGGGGAGCGTTTCGTGACGACTGCTCTGTTCCCCATGGCGTTCGTGGAGCCCATCGCCGAGGCGATGGAGCGCAACCTCAACGTCGACAACGAGTACACGATCCTCCAGCGTCCCATCTCGCCGTCCGATCCGAATCGCTCCATCTGCATCTTCCCCGATTCGTGGGCGGCCAGCCAGGAGGACAAACTCATCGGCGTCCCCAATCGGGAGCCATTTCAGAACACCTACAAGCTGGTCATTCAGAACAGCCTCATCCACGGCGACAGCATCGAGGGTAGGTACTTGTTTTCGCTCGACTCCAAGGCGATACGAGCAATACTGTACCGAGACGCGACGTTCCATGTAGCTTTGACCTCGCAAGTAGAAACGTTCATGGGATCGACCGAAAGAGTCTTGAAGTACGATGTGCTCCGCCAGGAGTTCATGGCCTCCAGGATGACGGTTGGGTTCATGTACCTCGCCAAGACAGAGTTCGTCGTCATCACCGAAGTAACGCAGTAGGAGCAGCCCCATGGCAACCGAAAAGGATGTTCAGGCAAAGCGAGAGAGCGTGAATGCGCTTCGCGAACAGATCGCTCAGGCGAAGCAGGATCGTGCTGCTGCCGCGGCGGCGACCGCCACCGACTACCGCCTCGCGCGCTTGACCGAGGAGGAGCAGAGCCTCCAGGCCGAGCTGGCCGCCCTCAAGAGCGCCGCCCCGGCTCCGGCCGCCGACGCCACAGCCCCCTCGACCAAGGCAGCCGCAGCGGCTGACAACAAGGAGTGATCTGAATGGGATTCGTATCGCAATCCGGCCACGTCGGCTTCAAGACCCAGTCCGTCAAGGGCACCTACATGGACCCCGGCGCGGTTGCACCGAACCAGGGCGTCTTCGTCTACACGCGTTCCGGCGCCATGGGCGGCAACCGTGAGCTGATGATCCCGGACCCCGAGATCGGCGGCTCCCGCGACGTCCCGGACGCCGGGCTCGGCCCGATCTCGTTCTCTGGCGAGTACGACTTCTACGCTCGTATGGAGTCGATCGGCCAGCTCCTCTACAACGCTTTCGGCACCAAGGAGGCGCCGACCGGCACCGCCCTCACCGGCTACACGCACTCGATCACTCCCGGCGACACGCTCCCCTGGGTGTCGGTCGAGGAGAAGATCGGCAACGGCTTCGAAGTCTTCAAGTACACCGACTGCAAGGTGAATACCCTCCACCTGGAGGCTGACGCAAACGGTTACCTCATGGGTACGGCCGGACTCATCGGTCTGACCCAGGAGACGACGACGGCGACCGCCAGCGGCAGTCAGCGTCGGGACACGAGCCCGCTGGTCGTCGGCACCAACGTGGTGGTTGCCTGGAACGGCGCCTCGCTCCCGGCAAAGTCGTTCTCACTCGACATCAACAACAACATCGAGGACGACGACTTCCGCCTCGGCTCGCTGTTCCTCGGCGACCTGACCGAGAAGCGTCGTGACATCACGATGAACGTCACCATTCGTCCGAACGACGCCGCTCTCTGGAAGACCGCGATGTGGGGCGGCCCCACCGCAACCGAGCCGGGCGGCCAGTCGTTCAAGGACGACGTGACGATCACGATCGGCACCTACGAGGACATTCCCGGCGCGACGGCTGGTGTCAAGTACAACTTGACCTTCACGATCCCCTACGCGATCATTGCTCCGTTCTCGGTGGACCCGAGCGGCGACGACGTGCTGGAGCACGACATCGAGATCAGGGCCGTCCGCAACGTCCCAGCTACGCCGATCATCACCGCTTCGGTCCGGAACAGCTACGCCACGATCAACTGATTCTCCCGAATCTCACCCAATACCAAGAAGGCACAGGAGGCCACCAATGGACACAGATTTCGACGAACAGGCAGAAGCGGAAGCCGAAGCAGCTCGCCAGGCGCAGGTCATGGCGGCCATGCGCGAGGCCGGAGTGTCGACCGAGGAGCACATCCAGGTCGACTACTTCGGTTTCGAGGAGACCCATCGCGTGGTGCTCCAGGACGGCAAGTCTTGGATCGAGCACCAGACGCTCAACGAGGGCGCCCGCCGCAACTACATGAACAAGGTCAACCGCGAGGTGCGGCTCCAGAAGAGCGGCGATGCCTTCATGAAGATGGCGACCGGCGACGAGCGCCATGCTCTGCTGGAGTCGGCGATCTGTGGCTGGAACCTCGTCCGGGCGGACAAGACCGGCGTGGTCAAGCCGATCTCGTTCTCGCCGCAGGCGTTGAGGGAGTTCCTCCAGAAGGCGCCTCCCGGAATCGTCGACCTGATCGAGAAGGACATCCGGGACAAGAACCCGTGGCTCGTCGGAGATGTCACCATCGAGGACATCGACGAGCAGATCGCAGAGCTGAATGAGCTGCGTGAGAAGAAGGTGCTGGAGGCCGAGGGAAAAGAGTCCTAGAGGCTCAATCCCAAGCCATATTCAACGGGAAGCCCATCGAGGGCAGAATGCATGAGTCCCTGAGGCTCTACCTGTTATGCCAGATGTTCAAGTGGAACCACCTGCCGGTGGCGGGTGGCATCTACGACCAACATCCGGTCATGCTTGACGACTTCGTCCAGATCGACCAGATCAACATCGCGGCGAAGAACCGGCGTCAGGCCATGGAAGCCAGGAAGGCCCGCAGGAAGTAACTCATGGACGCAACACTGAACATCATCGTGAGGGTGGCGGCGAAGCAGGCCATCCAGCAGCTCAACGCGACCTCCGGCGCTGTCGGTGCCGTGGCCGCATCGAGCAATCGCGGGTTCGGTGCCGTCGCCAAGAACATCTCCAACTACACCAAGCAGCTCTACAAGGCGAATCTCGCCCAGGCGAACTTTGCCGCCAACCTCGCCAGCAGCAAGCTGATCAACCACGGCAAGAACCTGAACTGGGTCGGCCGACAACTGATCTACAACTTCACGTTGCCGCTGGTTCTGGCGGGTGCGGCGTTGTTCAAGTTCAACAAGGACATCGAGAAGTCGATGGTCCAAGTGAAGAAGGTCTACGGCGACCTGTCGTTCAGCAATGAGCGGGTCAAGAAAGAGACCGATCTCCTCAGCAAGTCGTTTGAGCTTCTGAGCAGCCGGTTCGGTGTGATTCAGACCGACGTCATCGACATCGCCGCGGCGTTCGCGAGCGCCGGGTCCGCTGGTCGGGGTCTCGCCGAGAACACCAAGGCGGCCCTCCAGCTCATGATCCTTGGCGAGATGGAGTCCGTGGCGGCGACGGAGGCGTTGATCGCCGTTCAGGCGCAGTGGCGCCTCTCGACCTTCGAAGCGAACGGAGCGACGAGCGAACTCACCAAGACGCTGGCGGTCCTCAACATCATCGAGAACGAGACGGCCGCCACGATGGAGGACCTCATCACTTCGATGGCGAAGTCGTCGGGTGTCGCTCGCAGTGCTGGCGTGACAGTGCGCGAGCTGGCCGCCATGACCGCAGCGTTGGTCCCGGCCGCAGGCAACGCCACGGAGGCTGGCAATTCGCTCAAGACGATCATCTCGCGCATGATGGCGCCGACCAAGGCAATGACCGACATCTTGTCGGAGATGGGAATCGTTGTCAGCGACCCGGACTGGCTGGGGGCTACGGCGACCGAGCGACTGTCGGAGATCGCCTTCGCCTTCAAGGACCTCAGTACGGCGCAGCAGGCTCAGGCGGCGTCAGTGCTGGCCGGGCGGCGTCAGGTCAGCCGATTCTCGATCTTGATGGAGGAGATGGCGAACACGCAAGGCTTCTACGCCAAGGCGCTGGAGGCCTCCTCCGACGAGGCTCGCAACCTGGCGACGTTCCAGAAGGAGTTGAACACCGTCCTGGAGTCCAACCCGCGCAAGTGGGACATCATGACGAACTCGATCCGCAACACGATGGCCTCGGCGTTCATTCCGTTGATGCCAGCCATCATGAGCCTGGTCGGTCTCATCGCTCAGCTCGCTCAGGCCTTCTCGGAACTCAACCCGGAGACGCAGCGCATCATTCTGTTCTCGCTCGCTGTCGTCGCAGTGGTCGGGCCACTGATGTCGCTGGCGGGCTCGCTGATGCAGTTGGTGGGCGTGTTCCACGTCTTCATCAAGGCGATTGGCGGCGTGGCTGGGCTTCTGCTCAACACCTTCCAGCTAATCGGCAAAGGCTTCGTAATGCTGGTGGTCAAGCCCATGGTGGGCGGCCTGATGGCGCTGAATCTCAGCTTCACCGCTTCACTGTGGATCGTCGTTGGCGTGCTGGCAGCCGTGGCTGCCGCCATCGCACTGATCCTTTTCACCGATATCGAGGACCCGTTCATCAGGGTGTTCCAGAGCATCGTGCGAGGCATCTCGGCGCTGCCCCGGATCTTCGCTCAAGCATTCCAGTCCCTCGTCAGGGTCATCCAGCGTGCCGTCGAGATCGCCGTGGAGTGGCTGTCCTACCTCAACCCGTTCCAGCGTCATTCGCCGTCGTTGGTGGACAACGTCAAAGCTGGCGTGGCGACGATCATCTCCGAGTACGACAAGCTCAAGAACATCCCCGAGACGGTGGCGAGGGCGCTCGCCTCCCTCAGCGCCTTTAAGACGGCGTCCAGCGGCGACGTGACTGGATTCCGCAGCGCTGAGCTGAACGATATGGCGGGGCAGGTGGCTGCCCAGAATCCTGCTGCCGGTGCCGCCGCTTACGACATGGTCGATGACATCATGGCCTTGGAGGCATTGCTGCCTGGGCTGTCCGTGGAGATCGAAAAGCAGCGTATTGAAGTTTCAAAGCTTACTTTTGCTTACGACCAGGCCGATGCCGCTGTGGAGCAAGCAGAAGCAGCCCTGGACTCGATTCGTCAGCAGATGGAAGAAACCTCTGACGCCATGGCGGAGGCTCAGGGCAAAATCGACAAGCTGGCAAATACCAAGATTAGCGGCATGACGGCCATGGAGGATGCGATCTTCGCCAACAGCATGGCGCAGAAGAAGCTGAATCTGGAGTTGCTCAAGTACGAACAGGCTGGCTACTCGATCGACAAAGTTCGCGACAGCATGGCGACTCTGGCCGGAGACATCGAGATGCTGCGCGGCGAGCACGCCGACCTTCGCCTGAAGGGTGCTGGCTCTGACGTTCTCAGCGTATACGAAGACGAGATCAAGGCGCTCGAAGCGCAGAAGGGCCCACTGGAGGGGATCGCTGGAGAGATTCAGAGCATCCAGGATCAACTTGACGCTTTGGATATCGAAGGTCAGATCATGGAGTTGATGTATTCCATCACCTTCGATCCGATGCTCAGGGAGATCGACAAGCTGGTTAACGGCGTTGAGGAGATGTCATTCGACGACATTGTTGCCGGGATCATCGAGCAGCAGGGAATCATCGAGGGCTTGCAGCGAGCTTACGAAGATCTTGAAAAGGCAGAGAAAGCCGCCAAGGAGGTCGTGGACTCGACTACGTCGGAGCGGGATAAGATCGGAGCCGCCTTGGACTCCGAGAAGGAGAAGTTGGACGCTCTCGAAGAAGCCTATTCGTCGATCAAGACATTGATCGGCGAAATGGAGTCCGCCATGGCTGACTACGTTCAGATGGCGACCGCTGCTGCTGAGATCGACGCAGCCAAGAAGGCTGGCGGCGACGACAGCCTCTTTGCCGCTGCCGCTGCGGGCGATTACGAAATCTCCGGCGGCGACTCCGTGCTCGGCGCCGAGGGCGACGCGTTTGACATCGAGGCATTCAACAAGGAGATGGAAGCCGAACTCCAGAAGGCGCTGGAGGGGATGGGCAACATCGACATCGCTGGCGTCTGGGGGAACCTCAAGGAGAAGATCATCGGCTGGTGGAACGGCATTGTCGAGTGGGTCAAGAACAACTGGGTCCGGCTGCTCGGCGCCGCCGTGGTGGGCGTCGTCGCCCTGGTGTTCGGTGCCCCGGCGCTCCTGGCCGCCGCGCTGGCGGGCCTGGGCTATTTGTTCGTGTCGCTGACTCGCCCGGTCTGGGACTGGACCTGGGAGCACATCATCGGCCCCATCGTGGACGCTCTCTCCAGTATCGGCACCTTCTTGATGGAAAACGTAATTGGCCCCATCATGGACTTCTTCGGTGTCCTGGGGGGCATCATCTCCGGCGTTTGGAACGCCGTCATCTTCCCCGTCCTGGAAGGCATGTGGGGGGCGTTCCTCACTCTGAATGACATTGTCATCGAAGTAATGGAGGCAATCTGGGGCATCATTGAATGGGCCTGGGGGCTCGTCGTCGGCGTATTCGATGCAATCGTCGATTACATCAATAATTACCTTGTTCCAGTCTTTGAGTTCTTCCAGGTGACGGCGTTGATCGTTTGGGAGCTGGTGTCGCTTGCGATCCAGGCGGCCGGAGACCTTATTGTCTGGGTCTTCGAGAATTGGATCGAGCCTGCCATTGATGGCTTGGCGAACCAGTTCGGTTGGCTCTGGGAACGCATCGACGAAATCTTTGGTTGGGTAAACGGCGTCGTGATGTGGCTGTGGCACAACGTCTTCGAGCCCGCCTTCGATGGCATTGTGCTTGCTGTCGGTGAAGCTTGGAATGGCATCCACGGCATCATCGACCAGTTGGGGGGCTGGCTCGAAACCGCTGGCGGCTACCTCACCGGATTCTACGACACCCTGATCCGCCCGGTCCTCGGAGCGATCGGCCTGGCCTTTGCGACAGTTTGGAATGGCGTCATCTCTGCCACGCAGACGGCCATCAACTTCTTCATCAATGCCTTTAACTTGATTGCCCGAGGCGTCAACGCAGTTGCCAGTCTGCTCAACATCGACGCCAGGGTGACCGAAATGGCGACGGTCAGTTTTGATGCCATTAAGTTCGATACTGGAATGTTCGCCGCATCCGATTCGATGGTTCACGGCACTACCGGCGGCGGCGGCGGTGGCAACGTGAGGGTGATGGCTTCGGGCGGCATTCTGGGCGCCATGGGAGGCGCCGTCAAGGAGGCACGAGCCATCGTCGGTGAGGGCTCCGATATTCATCCGGAGTACGTCATCCCGACTGACCCCAAGTATCGCGACCGGGCCAAAGGCCTCTACAACCAGCTCGGCGAGACGCTCGGCATGGGCGACGACGGCTTCTCGCACATGGACTTGTTCGGCGACATCGGCGGGGCGATCTCGTCAGGCTTCAATACTGCCAAGAACGCGGTCGGTGCGGTTGGCGGGGCCATCAAGGAGGGGGCGCTCACTCTGGCCTGGCAGCCCCTCAAGGCGCTCGCCAACGCCGCTGTTGGCCTAATTCCAGTGAAGTTCATCAAGGACATCGGCAAGTCCATGATTGGCGCCGTCGACAACTGGGTCACGGGTGCTGGCAATGCCTGGAACCAGGAGGCGGTTAGCCGAGTCCCCGTCGCCGAGGGCAAGCCGGGCGGCTGGATGGCGATTCTCCAGATGTTGGCTCGCCAGGGGATTCCCCACAGGTTCCTCAGCGGCTATCGCCCTGGAGCGATCACCCGCAACACTGGTCAGCCGTCCTGGCACGGGAAGAATCGCGCCGTTGACGTTGGTTCTCTCGCTGGCACGTTCCCCAGCAGCTACAGCCCCAGTCAGTTGCTCGCCATCAACCACGCGATCTACGACGCCTACAAGCCTCAGCTCCAGGAGATGATCTACGGCGGTCCGGGCGCCAAGAACGTGTTCCGTGGTCGCGACCACACGTTCTCCCGAGAGCTGATGAATGAGCACATCAACCACGTCCACGCTGCGTTGGCCCGTGGCGGCTTTGTGGTTCCTCGAACTGCTGGGGGCAGCCTTTTCCGAATGGGCGAGGGTTTGTACGACGAAGCCGTGCAGGTTACGCCGCTGCACGGCCAGGGCGCCGATGGTCAAGGGGATACCACAAACAACTTCTACGGTGAGCTGGTGTTCCCGAACATCAAGACCGGTGATGACGCCGAGGCCTTCCTTCGCAATCTGGAGGTGCTGTCGAAGTGAGACCCGTGATCGTCATCAACCAGAAGATCATTCAATCGAACATCGACAACGGCAAGTACGACGCACCACTTGCCATCTCCACGGACCACGGCCAGTGGAACGCCCAAGAGGTAATCATCAAGGGCCAGGACGGGCTCGTGGCCGCGAAGATCTACTACGACCCCGATCTGCCACTCCTCTGCGGATGCCACGCCTGGGTCGAGATATTCGGATCGTTCGAGGCCAATGACAGCGACATCGGGAGGGCTCCCGACCCCGGAGAACAGGAAGAGTGCGTCGAATGCGAGAAGGCAAAGAAGATTCGTGAGGCGCGCATGGCTAAGAGAAATGAGATGAAGTGAGTACGCTTTACGCTGACAACTTCAACAGAGCTGACACCGCCGCGGGGGCGGGACTGGGCACCACCTCGACCGGGTCCTTGACCTGGACCGTCCTGACCGGCACCAACTGGCGAATTGCCTCCAATCGCGCCTACACGACTGACACCATCACGACCAATCCGCTGGCCGTAGTGACGTTGCCGTCGTCGCAGGCTGATGCCTCGATGTCTTTGGGGGCGAGCGATTGCCTTTACTTCCGCGTCGTGGATGCCAGCAACTGGTGGCGCATCAGGTATTCGGGAGTGTCTTCTTCTGGCATGAATGTTGGGTCGTGGTCGGCCTGGAGTGACTGGTCCGCTGATTTGCAGGGCTGCGGTTCGACCATCTCGCCGTGTGTCAGTGGCTACTCCAACTACGTTGAAGGTTACGCCACGCTCAATACGGAGTGTCGCGCCTCTTATGGACCCTGCTCCACCATGAATGCTTATCGCACGCAGTCGCGATCGGTTTGGGCGTATTCCTACACAACTTACACAATCACACTCGAAAAGTGTGTGGCCGGAGTGGTGACGACCGAAAGCAACCCCGTCAACACATCCACCAGCAAGGTGCGCGCTCGCTCGATTGGCGACGAGATTGAATGGTTCCGCTTTGATGGGACAAACTGGGTCACCCTCGGCAAGGTCACCAGCAGCGTCCACAATACAGCGGTAAAGTTCGGCGTCGGCAGGGGCTCTTCCTCCAGCGTCGGTTCGGCGATTGATGACTTCAACCTCATTCATCTGGTTGCTGCCGAGCCAACGGCGATTACGCCCGTCGCCTCGGCGACCATTGCAACTGACGTTCCAGTGCTCGGCATGACCCTCACATCGGACACGGTTGGCGGCGTCAGCCAGAAGGGGCAGTGGCAACTTGCTACTGACGCTGGATTCACTTCCAACGTCCGCACTGTCACCGAGAGCGATAATGACATCAAGGAGTCTGGACCTACCACGGAAATCACTCCGAACGGTCAGGCTCTCTTCCAGGGAACGTGGTACATCCGGGGTCGAGCAGTTCTACCGGGCGGTGGGGCCGAATCGCCGTACGCAACCGCTACCACTTTCACCGTATCCCACCCTCCGGCAGCAGCAACCCTGTTTCCAGCGAACGGCGCTTCAACGGCCTCACAGGCTGGCAACGCCTTCTTTTCGTGGGCTTTCACGGATACGTCTCCAGTCGATTCGCAGACCGCTTACGAAATCGAGATTCAGCGAACGTCTGACAGCCTTTCTATTGTCACTACGGGGAAAGTTGCGTCGATTGACAACTTCGCTTCCATTGCGGTCGACCTCCAGTATTACAACATCCCACTTCGCTGGAGAGTGCGCTTGTACGATCGCGATGACGTGGTGGGCGAATGGTCTTCGTATTCGCAATGTTCGATCGTCTTGGCCCCAGTTGCGGTCATCTTGACCCCGGCCAACGGGAGTAACGTGACGGCTCCGACGGTTGTCGTGGCGTGGACGTACACTGGAGATTTGCAGCAAGCGGCGTGGAAGGTCCGCGTCGAAACCGATGCTGGCGACATGATCCACGACACGGGGTGGACGACTGGAGCAAGCACTTCATACACTCCTCCACCAATCTTCTCCAACGGTGTGAGTTACGTCGTCTTCGTGACGGTCAGGGACACGGGCGGTCATGAGTCGCTTGTCGCTCAGTCCGCCGTTGACGCTGCGTGGATCGCCCCCACGGAATCTGTCGTGAATCTCTATGACTACGGTGAAACGCTTGGTTACATTGATGTTGTCTGGGACTGGGTGCAGAACGATCCAGAGTTCGTTACCTGGCAGGTGTACCGAAAGCCCGCCGATGGCGGCGACTGGACACTTCTTCACACTACCTTCGAAAACATCAACACCGGATTCTACGGATTCCAAGACTACACCGCCAAGTCTCAAACTACTTATCAATACGCGGTGGTGCAGACTGCTAACCGGTTTGGCGTGGAGATCACATCCAGCTTCGGCGGTCGCGTTGACAGCACCTGGAGCATGACTGTCGGCTCCGGAGACGCCAACACGTCCGGTGCCGCCGTCTACATCGCTCCCTACTTGTACCTCAACGACGTGGACTCTGGTGGCGTCAACCAGAGCCAGGGCTTGGCGGCTTTGGCTGTCGGCAGTGTCCTGCGTATTGGCGACTGGGCATTCAAGATTTCGGCCATCACGGACAACACGACCCATTACCGATACACGGGCACCATAATCTCGGGAGTGGCACCCCAGACTGGAGTTGTCAGAGTCCACGACACGAACGAGGTTACTCCCGAATCGTCGCATTACTGGATGCTGTTCGAAGACGATCCATCATCCAACTTCAGGCTCCCCATGGTGACGGCGGAGACCTTCTCTGAGGAGTACGAGCGGGCAGAGTTCAACATCATCGGTCGCGGCCGTCACGTCGACGTCGGCGAGCGCATCGGCATCAAGGGGCAGCTCACATTCGAGCTGAGGGGCGACAGCTATCTCGGTCTCACCGCTGGCGATCAGATTGACGCCATCATGGCGGCCTCTGCCCGTCAGACCGCCGCCATGGTTCGCAACCCGTTCGGGGACTTGTGGTTGGTGAGTCTTGGTGACATCAGCTACGAAAGGATGGCGGGCGTTGGGCTGAGGGAATACTGCACGGTGACCATTCCCTACTCCGAGGTCTATGGCTGATGGCTCTGCAATTTTCCGACAACTTCAACAGGTCGAACAGCGCTGATCTTGGCTCGAACTGGACTACCAACGGTGGCAACGCCCTCTCAATCGCCAACTCCGTGGCACAGTCGGGCGTGGGGGCTGGGCTGTATTACGGTGGCTACTGGAACGCCGACTCGCTGGGCGCATCAACCATCCAGTACGTCCAAGCGAGTGTCACGCCCCCTAGCGAGGGGCACGGCGGCTTGGTTCTGTGGGGCAACGCCAGCTTTTCTTCTGGGTCCACTGGGAGCGGTTACTATCTGCGCGTCACGTTGGATCAGTTGGCGATTTGTGAGATCACCAATGGCGTCATAGGGACGCCACTGGCAGTCACTTCTGGTTCGGGCTCGGCGACATACAGGCTCACCTGGGACCCGTTCGGCGCGGTCAGCGCCTACGTAGACGGCTTCAAGGTCATGGAAGTTTCGGACGCCACCGTGACGCCCACCAGGGCGGGGCTGCTGGCGTACTCTGATTCTTCCTCAAGTGCGGGAACATTCGATCTGTTCGAAGGCGGGACCGACTCGTACTCCTACACGGTGGACGAGCCAAGCTCGGGATGGGGCGACAGAAGTGCTCAGTGGCTTGCGGTTCACCCGATCACCGGAGCATTGTGGCGCGCCAAGTATGTCTCCAGCAACGACACGATCGTTTTTGGCTACTCGACCAATGGCGGGCAATCCTGGACCAGCGCTCCATCGCTGACATTTCCGAGTCGAACTTCTGGGATAACGGCCGACTATGACGCTTTTGCCTTCGAGATCGACTATCAGGGAGTCGGCTATCTTTCGGTTCACGCCAGCGGAATACACAAGGTCTACGCGACGGGAGAGCCCGCCCCCAATCTGGCAGCCTCGATGTCCAGTGCTTCGACATGGTCGACCGTCCTCAACGGCGCTACCGCAATCAGCAGCAGCTTCGAACTTACTCGGTTGTCGATCAAAGTTTCTGCTTCGGCTGGCAACCGCAAGGTATTTGTCGGCTACGCGGTGCAGATCAACAATGGCAGCTCTACCTACATCCGCGCCCTGGTCGGGCACTGGCAGAATTCGGGGGCACTCCAGGCGCTGAGCTGGACGAATGACCAACGATATGGTTTGACTTCTCTAAGCGCTGGATCAGGGGTTCATTCCCACGACATTCTCCCGCCGTTGACCAGCTCCACGTCAGATTACGCTGACTTGGTCCACGTTCGTCTCACCAACACCCGCACCGTTGTTGCGTCTCGCCAGGATGGGCAGAGTTCGGCCAACCCGTTCTCCACTTGGACCGACTACACATTGGCAACCGGTTCCGGTGGGGTGCCCCTCAGCACGGACGGCGTCGCCTGTTCATTCCTGGGCTATCACGTCCTCTTCGCCTGGGTCATGAACGATCCCACCGCCGTGGAGATCGGAATCTCTCCGTTCAATACGAACCTGCTCACCCAAATGGTCACGGTGACCGTTCCGGCACTCAACGACGGCAACATAACTTCATTGAGGGCGACCAGTTACGGCGACGAGTGGCGAGTCTACGTGACGACGGCCAATGGAAATCTTCATGTGTTGCGCGTTGACCGCTTTTCCAAAGCGGCTACCCCATCGGGGTGGGAGCCGCTGCACGTTGGTGGCGGCATCTCGGGCGTTCGCGACAGCATGGTCATCGCCCACCAACCAACGGTGGACGGAACTACTTACATTGGCTACGTAGAAGATCAATCTGGAACCGACTACTACGTCGTCAACTCTGACTCCAGGAAATATTTGCCCGACCCCTATGTGTCGGTCTATGCACTAAGTGATTACGGCGGCTACGATTCTTATTCGGTCTGGGCGACCAGGAATGTCACCGTAGACGCCACGGGCAGGACCTGGGCGATCTTCTACGACCCCTACAGGGATAATGGGCCTTACGACGTCCTCATGTGGTCTGATGATGGCGTCCAGTGGAACGAGCACCTGATTGCGTCGATAGGCGCATACACGTCCTACGGCGGTGAATTGTTTTCCGACTACGCCGGAAGGATCTGGTGGACGCGCTCGACTTCGTCGGCCACAACGACCTGGGTGCTGGAGAGTGGTGCTTCGGCGAAAACCAATGTCACTGGTCTCACCAATTACTTGTTTACGGAAGGAGCGCAGATAGCGTTCGAAGATCCCGAAGGAACCGGATACATTCTCGCCAGGTTCGCCCAACAGGCCACGACCGCCTACTTGACCACGGCGAGGTTCGACAATTCTCACGCCTTGATTTCGGGCAGCTTGCAGACGATCAGTTTCACCGGATTGTCTGGCGGACAGCTCGTTCTGGACTTCGAACACACCGGAGACGGACGCACTGCAACAAGCAGCCCTGACATTTACATCGCGTACCAACAAGATGGAGTTGGCCTAAAGTGGGGGCGACTGCAATATGACGGCAATTTGTCCGCCAGATACGCCTCCACTGTCACCTACTTGTTCACAATGGATGACACTGACATGGCAACCGGTGACCGACTCGCAGGTTATTTCGACGGCACGAACTCTGTAATAGCTTACACTGAAACTGGCAGCGAGAATATCAAGATTTACGATGGTCACAACCTCTCGGGGTCAACGTGGTCATGGAACGTCAGGACTCCGCCTGCCTTTACTGACGGCACGGTGAAGGGGAACACCGGCGGCGGATACAACGTGTCTTACGACGCCGCCAAGAACATCATCGTCACGGCAAGTGGGTCAACATCAAAAGATGTGTTGGTGGCTCTTTACGATCGGGCCGCCAACAGTTGGTCTTCATGGAATCAGATAGCGGCGACGGTCAATCCGACGCCATCAATCAATGGCAGGGCCGTGAACGCTGCTCGTCGGGTTCATCCCGACCGGAATGCTGTTCCGATCCTTTGGGCCGAGGGCGCCAATCCACCCCTGGTTGCCACTTACTACGAGTACAGCATCGACTCAGCGCCGGACACGCCGACTCTTCTGTCGCCATCCAGTGGCAACCAGGACATCAACAACACCTTGGGATTCCAGTGGACATTCGATGATATCAATGCCAACGATTACCAATCCGGCTACGCCATCAAGCGGGTGGTGTCCGGCGTTACGCACTACTGGAGGGCCAGCACTCAATCGTGGCTGACCACTGAATACAAGAACCCATCTGTCGTTTCCGAGAGCTTCTTGCCAGCTTATTGGGCGACGGCCAGCGCTACCGTTCAGCAGTTCAGCGTCAAGGTGTGGGATTCAACCAATCTCGCTAGCGCTTACAGCACGGCGGTGTCTGTCACGCCGTCAGTGCGCCACGATCCGACGATGGTGGAGCCGACGTTCGGCTACTCGTACCCAGCCGACAGCACCGAAATTCTTGTCGATTGGACCGTTACGTCGCAGTCTCAGTATCGAGTCATCTTCAGGGACTCAGAGACGAACGTCGATCTTCACGACACCGATTGGGTGACGAGCACAAATACTTCTTACGTCATTCCGGTGTCGCTGGTTCCGGAACACCGTTACGCGGTTTTGTTGCAGACGATCGGTGCGACCGGTTCGCCATCCTATTCGTTTGAATCACTTGTGGTTCAGGCAGAGATTTACTCTCGCCGGGACTCAACCTCTGTGGCCGTCGTATTGACGGACAACGACTACCTTACAGCTCCATCCACGAGGGTGGTTCGGTACGTCGACATCTACGAGGCCGATGGCGTGACCGAGTGGAGATCGCGGGTTCCCGTGATCTCCGGATCTGTGTCGATCGAAGCGTCACCTACTTCCAAAAGGACGCTTTCGCTGAGCATCGCCAGTCGGAGTCCGGACTACCCCGAGCCCTACGAGATCGACAGCGAAACTGGCATCTGGTATGACAAGGTTGTAAGACCATATCGGGGGGTGGTGCTTGATGACGGAACAGAGAAGATCTGGCCGCTCGGGGTGTTCCACATCGACACGCTGGCGGATGCAGACTTTCCGAACAGCATCGAGATTCAGGGTCGCGACAAGTTCAAAGTGCTGGAGAACTCCAAGTTCGCTGTTCCGACTCAATTCAGCGCGAACCTTGACCTGTTTTCGGTGGTGCGAGCAATCGCGACCAACGCTGGGATCACCTCGATATCTTTGCCTGCCGAGGTCATCTCGCTCGGCTACGACTGGCTATTCGAGCAGAACTCGTCTCGCGGTGAAGCCATCGAGAAGCTGGTCGAATCCTTTGGTTACACGGTCGTTTTCGATGGTTCCGGCACCCTGATGGCCGAGAAGATTCCCGATCCATATGCTGGCGCTCTGGAATACTCATTCACGACCGGTGAATCCGGCAACATGGTCACCTGGAAGCGCAGCGCCAGTGACGCCGAAATCTTCAACAGAGTGATCGTGGTGGGAGAGAGTTCATCCAAGTTGGCGGTCTACGGTGACGCCCAGAACAACGTGCCGAACTCGCCGACGAGGATTGCTCGCATCGGCGAACGCGTCAAGTCCTTGAATCTGAGCAGCATTACCACCACGCAGCAGGCGCAGGACCTGGCTGACCGACTGCTGGCGGTCCACTCGCTGGAGCAGTTCGAGATCAACGTCACGAGTATCGTGGTGCCATGGCTGAAGGCAGGAGACATCATCGAGGTTCTCACCGAGTCCGATTCGCTGAATCAGGGTGCGCCGAGTCGGTTCCTATTGAGCAGTCTCAGCATCCCGTTGGGTCTTGAGCCCATGTCGCTCACCGGACGACGACTGGCGATTGTGGGGTGACCATGGTCGCAATGAAGGACTACTCATTCAGTGTCAAGTTCATCGAAGTAATCAGGTCGATCGTTCGCGCCGAGATGGACAAAAGACACAAGGTGAGAATAGCGACCGTTGTGTCTTATGACAGAACCGCCATGACATGCTTTGTGCAGTTTGTCGAAGCCCCGGACACCCCGGTCAAGGTCGCCATGAACGCCGTGCAGCCCAAGGCGGTCGGCCAGCGGGTGAGGGTCGAGCTGATGGACGGCGACTGGCTGCTCACCCATGTCCTCAGCAGCGGCGCCTACTACTCGACTTGATCGACAATGAGTGTTACGATTCTCTTGTGATCTACGCGGGCGTCGACTCGAACGGCACCGACTGGAACCGGAACGCCTGGGTGGTGCCTGGTGGTGGCGGCGGGCTGGTGTATCAGCCTGACGGCAGTCTGCGGGTCTGCCAGTTGCGTGACGGGAAAGTTACGGTCGGCGTCAAGAATCCGGCCAGCTACTCCCGGCCGCACACGGCGACAACCTTCACCGTCCCGTTCGAGGTGACCGGCGAAATCTTCCTCCACTCCCGCATGACCGACGTCGTCATCTTCGGCGAGAACCGAGTCCCGACCTGGACATGGGGAGTCAACGTCCACCCCGTCTTCGTGGACGAAGACAACAACATCGTCACCGGGTTCGCCCCCAACGGCAAGGACCGGTGGTCGGCGTCCGGGCAAATCGGCGGTGCCTACGGCATCGCCCGCGCCGAGGTGTACGTCGGTGCCATGAACCACGACGCCCAACTCGGCGCATGGCACCGGTTCAAGATCGTCGTACCCGCCGTCGGCGTCCACGAAGTCTGGTGGGACGACACCCTCGTCTACCGCGTGGTCGAGAAGACACCGCCCGCCGCCTGGTGGGGACGCCCCATGCACGCCGGACTGAGACTCGACTTCTACGACTACTCGCTCCGCAACCTGCTGACTGCTTCAGGAGTGCCAGACATGTTCCACGTCATCAATCCGATCCGCAATTCAGACACCCGCATCTATCCGAAAGTACCGGTCGGTCCCGGCGAAATGACTTGGGACGTCAGCGATCAGGTTCCAACGAACGCTGTCGCTGTTGCCATGAACGTCGTCGCTGTTGAAGCGACCGTTGATGGATTCGTTACCGTGTGGCCTGGCGGCTCCCGCCCCGACACATCGGTTGTCAACTTCCAGGGCGACAAGAAGGCCTACAACGGCTCCATGATTGTCGGCATTCGGGACCGATCGTTCGGCATCTACACGTCGCAGCCCGCTCACTTGATCGTGGACATCACCGGATACTGGACGCATTGACTCCCCGTTGCAACATCTTACCGAAAGGACTACTTATGTCTCGTTTGAAATCCCGGTATCTGGGCCTCTCCGACCAGTGGAGAGCGACGCTGCGCTCGACGTGGCAGACCGCCACCGGCATGGTTGCCGTGTTCGCGCTCGCTGCTTTCGCTGAGGCCATCGACCTGCTCAACGGTGGCACGCTGGAGGAGACGCTCGTCGACCTCTCGATCGCAACCAAGGCACTCCTGATCGGCCTGGTCGGCATCGCCAACGGGCTCGTGGCGCTCTACATGAATCGTTCGTCGGCCAGGAACGCTGCAACGTACGCTCCGCCGCAAGCACCTCCCCCTGAATTCCCGTGACTCCCAACTCAGACGGTCCAGACATCTCCCATCACAACCCGGTCGCCAACTGGGACGCCATTCCCCCATACCGGTTGTTCTCCACCAAGGCCACCGAAGGCAAGACGTTCCGTTCGCCCACCTTCGATGAGAACTGGGAACAGATGCGCCGCCGAGCCTTCCAATTCCGCGGCTGCTACCACTGGGTCAGGTCGGACTCTCCCATGTACGTTCAAGTCGCCAACCTGAAGCGGGCCGTGGACGATCACGGTGGACTTAAGCGGGGCGAGTTCATCCAGGTCGACTGGGAGACGACGCCCGGCATCGCTGACGTGTCCTACGCGCAGATCACCGAGTTCATCGCTCTGTGCGAGCAAGAGTGGCCCGGTCGTTGCATCGTGTACGCATCAGACTGGGTGCCGTTCTTCATTCAGTGGAGACTCGCCAACCCGACGTACCCTCTTTGGTACGCCAACTACAACACTGGTGACCGCTCGACCGGTGGTTGGGCAGAGTGCGCCAAGTACGGCGCTGACGTCTGGCAATGGACGTCAAGCGCACCGATCCCCGGCATTGCCGATGCCACTTGCGACATGAATCATGTCTTCAAGTGGGACACCCTCTACAAGATTACCAGCACCATGGAGGTTCCCCCAGTCATGCCCGCATTCCAGAACTACGTCGCCCAGCCACCCGCCGAACGACCCGGTATGCCCTGGTTCACCAAGATCAACGGTGTGGTCGAGTACGCTACTGCCGCCGACTTCCCCAACGACATGCCCGTTGCGATGCTGAGCGTCGAACAGTACGACTGGATGTTCAGGAGTAAGTTTGGCACGGGGGAGACCAAGGTCACCAACTTCCCAGCTACGCAGGAGGTGTCGGTCACGAACTGGCCGCCTCCCACTGCCGGAACGGCGTTCCCCTCGTCGTTCACGCTCACTGGCGACATCACTCCGGTCCAGTGACGATGTATCTAAAGCCGGGCGACATCTTCCTGACGAAAGGCGACTCGTTCGTCTCGCGTGCGATCAGGTTCCTCACTCGCGACAAGGGTGAGTCACGCACCGAAGTGAACCACGTCGGGATCGTCGTAGCGATGGGGACGCAGGAGACCGCGTTCATTGTGGAGGCGCTGACCAAGGTCAAGCGTCGACTGATGCTCTCCTACTGCAACTCAAAGAGCACGGAGGTGGCGATCTTCCGCCCGGCGCTCTCCGATGGCGAGATCAGTAGGATCGTCGCCAGGGCCAACGGGTATGTGGGCAGAGACTACGGCTACATCAAGCTGTTGGCCCACTTCATCGACTGGTGCCTGGGTGGCATCTACCTCGCTCGTCGGATCGCCCGCATGGACAACTACCCGATCTGCTCCTGGGTGGTCGCCTACGCCTACGACGAGGTGGGACTCGACTTCGGCGTCCCGCCAGAGGTCGCCAGCCCGGACGACATCTGGGACTACTGCGTCGCCCACCCCGAATACTTCTTCTGCGTGCATCCGCTCTCCACGCTGAAGTGAGCCTCAGCGCTTCGGGAAGAACGCCGTCGCCTTGCCGCTGACGGACGTGGTGACGAAGCCCCTGATTTTCGCCCTGATCTCCAGGTCGATGTTGGCGTCGTCGAGTACGGCGTCCACCTCGTTCAGTGTGCTGACGGGCGGGTAGCTGATCTCGGCCAGAATGCGGTTGATCCGCTCGTACTCGGCCTTTCGATTCTTGCGAATCGTCATCTTGACCTTGACGTGACCGTAGTCCAGCTCGGGGACCTGATGCTCCTCCAGCAGCTCCCCCATGAACTCCTCCAGCTCGGACACCAGGGCGTCGGTGGCGTTGCGAGCGGCCTTCAGCTCGGCGAGCCGCTGGGCTGCCGTGGCGGGGTTCAGGCGGAGCTTCTGGATGTTGCCCGCCTCGACGGCCCGCAGGAGCGTCTGGCAGTCGGCTTTGCGGACGCAGTAGCGGCATCCGTCGCCAACGGTCTCCCTGGTCCCGTCGCTGGCGAGAATGCGGTCGTACACGTCGCGCAGGTAGGCCCAGGTTGCCTTGTTGTCTTCGCGGGTGAACTTGACGCTGACCGGCCCGGTCCGGAGTTGATCGAGTGTGACCCAGATCGCCGGAGGGTTCGTGTCCTTGTACCGGATGGCGGCGCTGAGTGCGTAGATACGCACCTGGAGGAGCTGGCGCATCTCCTCGGCGTCGGCCATCCGGCGCCAGGTCTTGTAATCGACGACTTCGATCGAGCCGTCCTCGTGGCGGTCCCCTCGGTCCCAGATGTAGTTGACCTGCACCTCGTGGCCGTCACTCGACTTGACGGTGAAGCTCTCCTTGACCTCGGCTGACAGCACCTCGTGCGGCGGGTTCTCCAGCCAGCGCTCGTAGAACTCCTTGAGCATCTTGGTGCCGTCCTTCACCATGGTCTCGTCGAGCCCGTACTGGACGGCGTTCTGCTGGAACTTGTCGGCGAGCCAGGACGGGTCCTCGGGGGCACCGTCGCGCATCCACAGTTCCAGTACGTCATGGACGGCGGTGCCCAGGTCCGCTGCGGCGCCGGAGCCCTCCCTGACCCTGTCGATGTAGGTGGCCTTGAACATCGCCTCGCAATCCTCGAACGTCTTGATCGCTGATGCGGAAAGGGTCTGGGGCTGCATTCTTGCTCCTCTACGAGAGATACCTGTGAAGATGCCACGAGCCGCCCGGCTCGGGGTGAGACCGGACGGCTCGTGAACCGACAACCAGTGAGACAATCCTCCCTAGCTGGGAACTGACTCTACCACCCCTGGGGCGGGAGTCAAACTGAAGCTCAAGCTTCGGGCTCGGTCGGAGCCTGCATGTGCTTGACGCCCATCTCCCACATGACGTGCTCGCGAATCTCGGAGATGATCGTGTCGAGCTTCTCGTTCACCTGCTTGTGGCCGTTCTGCAAGTCACGGATCGTCGTCGTCAACCCGACAGCCGTACCGAGGTCGAGTGGCAGTGTCCCCCAACCGTGCGAGTCGTACTCGTCCTGCTCCTTCTTGAGCCTGGTCACGTCCGTCTTGACCGCCCGCATGTCGGCGCTGAGTCCGGCGACCTTCTCGTTCGTTTCCGCAGAGCGCTTGTCGATGCGTTCCACCATGTTGTAGAGAGTGGACTTGCCGGGGCCGACGTTGTTGACGGCGTTGTTGGCGGCAGTCGCCTGTTTGGCTGCGACGGCAGCGTCGTCGGCTGCGCCCTGGGCGGTCCGGCCGTTGCGGATGATGTAGACCAGTGCCGCGATCGACGTGCCCACCAGGGCGATGAGCGCCAACATGATCTGGTCTTGTGTGGCTGAGACGCCTTCGACAATCGACTTCGTTGCGTTGCCGGTGCCGTTGTCCACCGCTGCCATGAGCCACATAATGAGCCCACTCTACGTGGCCGAACTTACGTTGCGCCATCAATGCCATGTCAAGAATCAGTCTGCGGTTGAATCCTTGGCTCGGACGCCACTTTGCGCCTATTCTGACCCCAAACGCTTCTCTGAAAGGTAGAGCCCATGCCGCATTACGTGACCAACAAAGGTCTGTTCTACATCGCCAACAACGCCATCTCGGCTTCGACCGACTTGCGCGCTGCGGTGATGAAGGGCACGACACCAGCCGTCGCCACGATCCGCGACCTCGACGACCTGGCAGCGGCGATTGCGACGACCTGGGATGAGGCGGCCGCCGCCAACTACGCCCGAGTCGATCTGGCGTCGGTCACGATCACCGAAGACGACGCTTCGGACAACGTCACCATCACGGCAGCCGCACCCACGATCAACTCGGTCGGGGCGGGCGAGACCTGGGTGGCGATCTGCTACTACATCGAAGGCGCCTCCGATGCCGCTCGACCTCTCATCTCGGTCGATGTCCCAGCCAGCTCGATCGCGACCAACGGTGGCAACATCACGTTGCCCGCCTTCTCCCTGACCATCACGAACCCGTAAGCGGAGGCCGCTCATGACGGTCTACATTGCTCAAGCGTACGTCGCCTTCGACGGCGCGACGAACTCCGATGCCTGGGCGCTCGGTCAGGCGCAGTGGGTCAAGGACAATCTGCAAGTCCTCACCGGTCAGGCGCTCGTGGTCCCCGGCTCGGCCGGAGAGCGGTCGAGCTACTGCGTCGTCAGCGAGCTGAATCCTGACGGCACCTTGACCACTGTCAGCGCTTACCACGTCAACGACATCGGCGTGATCACCCAAGGTCTGCCGGACGGTTCCGGTGGTCCGCCTCCGGCGACGGCTTGGGCGGTCGACACGGCCTACGCGATCGACGACACGGTCACCTACCCCGAGGCGAAGCCGAACGTCACCTACCGCTGCTTGCAGGCGCACACGTCGCAGGCCGGTTGGGAGCCGCCGAACGTCCCGGCACTGTGGGTGGCGATCTGAGTGGCAACCATCGAGCCCGTGCCCGAGTTGGCTGACCGGGGCTTCTGGTACGTCGTCGCTGAAGAGATGGTCGAGGAGCCTGCTGGTTCCGGCCGCTTGGTGACCCGTCCCGCGGGCATCCCGTCGTGGCATTCCGGTTGGACGGCCACGTACATCGGTGACGGCACGGTCGTCGTCCGCTCTCCTGACCCATTGGTCGGTGTCGACGCGCTTGATGCGTCGTCTGCTGCCAAGCTGATCGCTGCCGGGGAGGCAACCAGGCCGTACGGCCGGATCAGGGGGCGGTAGTGGCTGTCAGCTACACGGTTCGTCTCAACGAGAACGTCGTCGCCAATACCAGCACTGGTGAGGGTTCAGGCGACTACACGTCAAGTGGGTTTGCCACCTCAGAAGGCACTCTTCTGGTGCTCGTCATCAGTCACGACGAGCAGAGTGGTGTCCTCAACGTCGCTGACATCATCAGTCGTGGTGCGAACCCAACGACAGCGGGTATCACTTGGACTTCGTGGACCGACGCTTCCTACATTGACTTCTCCAACTGGACGGCCGGTGTCTCCGTGTGGATCGCAGATTCACCTGGCGCTGGGACTGGTCGAACAATCACACAGAACCCCCCGGACGCATGGTCGGACTGGGACTCTCATGTGAATTCCATCGACGTGACGGTCTTGGAGTTCGCCGGGGCCGCTGACGCCGCTGCACATCTGTCTGGTCTGGCTGTTGCTGGCTATGTCTACAGCGCTTCCGGCTCAGCCCGTGATCCCGGTGCTTTGTCGGTGACTGCCAACTCGACCCCACGACCCGACTCGATGATGGTTACGACATTTGCGGGTGATGGAGGGACGGCGGGGACACCCGGCACGGGTTTCACTGAGTTGGCTGATCGGGTCGAGAGTGGCAACCGATTCTTGAAGACCCACCTTCAGATTCGTGAAGGATCGTCCACCTCTACTGAGGTCGGGTGGGTGGGCGGCGATACGGCGGTCAGCGGTGGGGTCTACGACTACACCGTTTCCTATTTCGAGGTCATGTCGGCTCCCAACGTCATCGCCACCGACGACTTCAATCGTGCGGACGGTGACCTCGGAAGCAACTGGACGTCTCCGAGCACGATGCCCGTCATCGTCAGCAACTCGGTTTCCGCATCGTCCGCTCTTACGGCCTACGACGCCCACTGGTCGGCAGCATCATTCGATGGTGACCAATGGGTGCAAGCTGATGTCACGGTCAACGATCTTGGCACCTTGACCCGTGGACGGTTGACGCTCTGTGATGAGGTTTATGAAATTGAGTGGGAAGGGAATGCTTCAACCGTTGAGCTGTCCAAGAGCGGTGCAGTTCAGGCATCCACCAGTCTGGCGTTTGGTACGTCAACACTCCGAATGGAGAAAGTCGGAGGGCGCATTACCGTCTATGCCGGTGGCGTCGAAATCCTCAGTTGGACGGACAGTTCTCCGGTAACGACGGGAAGCCCTGGTCTCGGCTTGTACCGTGCGGGGGCAAGCAGCTCGGTCACCATCGACAACTTCTCGGCCGGTGACTGGACTGACCCCGCTGGGACGTTGAGGTTCTACCCGGCCGACAATTACGGCACCACCTCGGGTACGTCCACGGTCTCGAACATGTCGTGGAATACCGGGGACATCATCGTCGTGATGTCGGGCCAAGGCTCGGATGCCAACACCGCACTGGTGTCCAATCTCCCGACCAACGCCAATCTAACGTTCACCAATTTGGACGTTGTCGATGCGTCCGGCAACAACTCGGACGCCCGGTTCGACTATGCCATCGCAGGATCGGCGCAGACCTTCCAGACGATCTCACAGACCACAAACGACAATAGCCACACTGGAACCGTGGCGTGGGTCTACACGCCTCTGTCCCCTGGGTCGGCCATCATCCGCACGGTCTACCCTTACGGGTCGATTGTCGAGTACGGCGACAACACCACACAGACCTTGAACGTGGCAGAAGGTTCGATCGTCCTCTATGGAATGGTCGATTGGAACGCCGACACGACTACTCAGACATTGGCTACCGGTTCCGGCACTCCGACCAAGCGAGCCGACTCATATAACGCAGGTACCTGGGGATGGGTGTTCGGTGACTGGGTCGGCACGACAGCCGGAGCTACCGCTTTCGGCCTCACGTCGTACGCCGGGCTTGCCGCCTCGCAGATGTTCGTTGAGATCAGCGAACGCACCATCGTCGCCACCGACGACTTCAACCGTGCGAACGGGGCGGTCGGGTCGAATTGGACGGCAGCTCTCAACGAGTCGATCTCACTGATCGCCTCGAACGTCCTCCAAGGCGATGCTTCTACCGGCAACACCAGTTACTGGTCGGCTGACACGTTTGACAATGACCAGTGGGCCGAAGCAGACGCAACACTTGGGACCGTCTACAGCGAAGTCCACGTCGATGTCAGGTCGTCCGGCTCGGGCCGGTACATGTTCGCCTGGACGACGGATGCCTCCGGCACCTATGACATCATCTACTACAACGGCTCCACGTTCACATCTATCGCTACTGCTAAGACGGGTGTCGGGACGACGGGGACTCGCAAGCTCCGGGTGGAAGTCGTCGGAACGACAATCACCGGGTATGTCGACGGCGTTGAGCAGGTCACAGCAACGAACTCGGGGCTGACTTCTGGCTCCCCCGGTCTCGGTCAGTATCGGGACAACAACACCGGAGGTACGCTCGACAACTTCTCTGCCGGTGACTGGACCGATCGCACCGTCGACTTCTATGTCGGTGACGCACTCGACTACGGCGACACCAGTCTCGACTTCAGCCCCGACCCGGCGACCGGCGACATCCTCATCACTGCGATCAGTGAGTCGAGCGCATCCGGCGCACCCGCCAACCCGGACATCTCCGACAACATGGGCGGCCTCTGGAACATGGAGGCCACCCATTCGTGGGCCTCTCGCCGGAAGACCACCGTCTGGGTGAAGGACGACTGGACGAGTGCGTCACCGACCGAGACGATCACCTACTCCGGCGATCAGGACAAGGTCAGTGTCGGCATCGTCGTCAAGGGTGCTCAGTCGGCAGCCACGTACGAAGTGTATGAGTCCTCGGGGTCTGCGTCTGACTTCACGCCGACGTTGACGCAGTGCGGGGCGCAAGACCTGCACATCATGTTCCTGTTCTTCGAGAACGCCAACCAGGCCAACATCACCAGCCCTCCTGACGGATGGCTCAAGGTCGGCGACTACTTGACCGGTGGCAGCGGCGTGCGGGTTGCGTCGGTGTGGGTGCATTGGGGCACGCTCTCCGACACCACCCCGACGTTCAACTGGTGGAACGCTGGCGGGTACTCAGCATGGATCGGCAAGTTCGAGCCTGCTGGTAGCGGAGGTGGTGCTTCTCCGCAGACTTGGACCGGCAACGCCGCAAGCATCCAGGTCGCGGCGACCTCGGGTTCGTTCACGGGCGCCGCCACCTGGACCGGCAGCGCCGCCAGCATTCAGGTCGTCGCCAGCTCCGGCGACTTCCTCAACTCGCTCGTCCCCAGCAACCTTGTCGCCACCGCGGTCGACGGGGACACCATCTCGCTCACCTGGGACGCCGTGACGGACGCGACCGGCTACGACATCGAGCGCGACGGATCGGTCATCGTCTCGGATCACCCGACGAACAGCTACACCGACAACGGGCTCAGCGCCAGCACATCTTACACTTACCGGGTGCGATCGGCAGGTGATTGGGCATGACCGCTCCCACCGTCAGGGCGTACGCATCGCCGACCAACGGCACCGACGCCGCCCCGGCCAAGACCGTCAACCAGCCCGCAGGAGTGCAGACCGGCGACCTGCTGATCGCCTTCGCTGGCGGTGACGGCACCACGGCGTTCACGGCCTCACCCGGCAACGGGTGGACCCGGCTCACGGCCGACACGGCCACCTCGTCGGTGTTCTCGATCTACGCCAAGATTGCCTCGGGCACCGACGCCCTGTCAATCGCAGCGCAGAACAACCAGGACTACTCGGTCGTCATGGTGGCGGTCACGACCGGCACGCACGGCGTCACGAACGTCTCGACCGACCTCGTCATCCCGACCACGGCCACCGGTACGACCGGCAACGCCGACCCGCCCGCCTCGGGCACGGTGGCGTCGAAGGACTGGCTGGTGTTCGCATCGACCGGCGTCGACTTCACCAACGCCGCCGACGAGATCACGGCGTACCCGACCAACTACTCGGCCGGGGTGCTCACCAAGTCGGCCAGCTCGGTGTCCAGCGTCGGACTCGGCGTCGGGCACCGGGCGCTCACCGCAGCGACCAGCGAAGATCCCGGCACGTTCACCAACACGTCACGGGAGTGGCTCGCCAACACGGTCCTCGTGCCGTCCCCCTTGGTCAGCTCCCCGCAGACCTGGACCGGCAACGACGCAGCCGTCCAGGTCGCAGCGACGTCCGGCTCCTTCACTCCCGGAGCTGTCACCTGGACTGGCAGCGACGCGGCCGTCCAAATTGCAGCGACGTCCGGCTCGTTCACTCCTGGAGCTGTCACTTGGACCGGCAACGACGCAGCCGTCCAGGTCGCGGCGGCATCCAGCTCGTTCACTCCCGGAGCTGCCACCTGGATCGGAAACGACGCAAGCGTTCAGGTCGCCGCGACCTCTGGCGACTTCACCGGAGTCGACCCCGGCCAGACCTGGACCGGCAGTGGCGCAGCCGTCCAGGTCGCAGCGACCTCGGGCGAGTTCCGGCGCATCTCCAACTGGTCGCTCCCGGCGAGCGCCACCACGACGGGCGGGTCCTCGCCTCAGACCTGGACGGGCAACGCCGCAAGCGTTGAAGTCGCAGCGACTTCTGGCTCGTTCAGCGCAGGCGGCACCCCGCAAACTTGGACCGGCAACGCCGCGACCGTCACCATCGTGGCGGCCTCGGGCGCCTTCATCCCCGGTGGAGCGACCTGGACCGGCAGCGGTGTACTCGTCGGGATCGTGGCTCAGAGCGGCGCCTTCATTGTCGGCGTCCCGCCCCCTCCGACACTGGTGCTGGACTCCAAGGACTCGGATCAGATCAACATGTCCTGGAGCGCCGTCTCCGGCGCTACGGGATACGACATCGAGCGCAACGGTTCCATCATCGTCTGGAACCACCCGACCACCTCCTACAGCGACACCGGACTCGACCCCTCCACGCAGTACACGCACCGGGTGCGCGGCGTCTTCGGCGGCGAGCCTCCGTTCCTGACTTCGGTCGACGTTGCCAACAAGCGACTCCTCGACCAGTACGGCAACCCTTGGTTCGGCGTGGGCGATGCCCCGTGGTCGCTGGTCGGTCAGCTTTCCGAAGCGAACATCACGGTCTACATGGAGGCGGCTGCCGACAAGGGCATCAACATCATCATGTTCTCGGCGCCGGAGCCGTACTACACCGACAACACTCCGGCGTACCGGAACAGCGAGGGAACCGGCTACCTGCCCTTCACCGGAACAAACTTCCAGTCCTCGCTCAACAACGACTACTGGGTCACGGTCGACCACGCCATTGCCGAAGCGAAGCGACTCGGCATCACCTGCCTGATCTGCCCGCAGTACATCGGGTACGGCGGCGACGGGTGGGAGACTGACCTCGTCAACACCTACAACTCCAGCCCGTCGAGCCTGACCACCTACGGGCAGGCGCTCGCATCCCGGTACGGGTCGGAGACGAACATCGTGTGGCTGATCGGTCACGACGACAACAACATCACGGCCACGTTGAAGGCGGCCTCCAAGCTGATCGCCGACGAGCTTCCGGCCAACCACCTGCTCGCACCCGGCGGTCACCATGACTTCGCCGACGGTACGACGTCATGGGCGTCGTCTGGTATCACGTTCGACTTCGACACGAACTACGACTACGGAGAGACACCGGGAGCCGACACGGCGTCGACATACGCTTCGCGGACCACGATGTTCATTGAGGGCAAGTACGAGCAAGAGCAATCCATGGGCGTCGGCAACGCCGTGCTCCGGTGGCAGATGTGGGAACCCCTGCTGGCTGGTTCGTGCGGCACCATCATGGGCAACAACCCGCGCTGGCACTTCCAATCCGGCAAGGAGCTGTACGGCTTCAGCGGAACGTGGCAGGACTCGTTCACCAACGCCGCCTACAACGACTCCACTGTCCACCTGTCGCACCTGGCTGCGTTCATCTCCGCCAACCCGAGCATCCTCACGGCGACACCGGACACGACCAACACGTTCCTGACTTCGCCGACAACCGACTACGCACGATTCTCGACGACGATCGGCGTGGCCTACCGCACCGCCAACACCTCGACCACGCTCGACACGACCGAACTGGGCGGGACCGGCAACGTCAAGATCAGGCGCTTCGACCCGACCAGCGGGAGCTACACGACCGTGGCGGCATCCGAAGCGCAGAACGCTGCCCGCTCGATCACTTACCCTGGAGCGAACGCCGCTGGCGGCACCGACTGGGTCTACATCGTGGAGCTGGTCTAAGTGGCTATCACCCTCGTACAGTCCCGGCAAGGTGTCGACTCCCTTGCAACTTCGGTCGCTCTCGCCTACAGCTCGGCGCTCACGTCGGGCTCGTTCCTGATCGTCACCGCTTGGTCGTACAACAAGGCGGCGATGTCGATCTCGGACACGGCGTCGCACACCTGGACCGCTGTCTCCGCGCAGGTCGATCTCGGCACCCCGGCGAATGGGATGGGGATGCGGTCGTGGACCGCTCCGAACACGGGGACAGCGACGCCAACGGTGACGGTCACCGGTTCCTCCGGCGACTACATGGGCATCGTGATCTCGGAGTGGTCCGGTGTCGATTCGACCACCCCGCTCGACGGGGTCACCCCGGTCACGTCCACGCAGTCCACGTCAAGCACGGTCACTGCTGGGCCGATCACCCCGAACAGCGACAACAGCGTCCTGTACGGCGCACTGGTCGCTGACCATAGCAGCGACCCGACGACCACGGTCACGAACGGCACCGTGCTTCAGCAACGCACGACGTGGCAGGCCGACACCGCCTTCGCCACCGCATACGAGCCGCAGACCACGGCAGCGTCGGAATCGGTGACGTGGACGATCACGAACGTCACCGCCCAACGAAGTCAGGTGTTCGTGCTGAAGGCCGCCTCTGGGTCTGGCAATCAGACTTGGACGGGAAGCGCGGCAGCCGTCACGTTGGTGGCAGC